AAGTTGATAGATAAGTATCTATAGCATTGTATCTTACAATAGCATCTAAGAACTCTCTCAACTCTCCTTCTGATTCTGCTGAAAGTTTAGATAGAGTTATCTTATCTGTTCTAAATCCTGACTCTGCTATATCATATACACTTTTAGGCACCTGATTAAATCCTGCAAGTTTAGCCATCTTGTGATATATAAAACCATCACCATCACAATCTGCACACTTAGTATAATTTTTATATGGACTACCATCTTTTTTTATTTTTTTAATTACACCTTTACCATCACAAGGTAAACATTTACTTGCAGTAGTTTTATAAATAGGCTCACTATTATTTTTTACAAGTGTTCTAAATTGATTTCTAGAAAACTGTGGTCTTCGTTTGCTTTTACCTGTAGCTTTATCAATACCTATATTAAATATTTTAGACCATTCATTTTTATCTTTTGGTTTTTTAGAATAGATTAACCATGACAATTGTTCTGGGCTAGATAAATTAATATCTGTGTCTCCCATTTTATTATAAACAATCTTACTAATCTTTTGTTTAAGATATTCTTTTTCTGCAGTATATTCTTTATTTACTTTTTCTAATACTTTTAAATCTATATAGATACCATTACGTTCCATATCTGATAACACAACAAGAAACTCTCCCATCATCTTAGCAGTCTTAATTAAATTTTTATTAGCAGGTAATTGAAAATCTTTCATCTGCGAATCAAATAATCTTTTAGTAATAGTTACATCATTTCTTCCATACTCCTCGACAAGATCAGCAGGTATATTATCAAATGATATACCACGATCCATATATTCTTTGATACGATCATCTTTCATACCTATCTTTCTTCTTTGACAACACATTTGAAGTGTTAAAGATTTTCTAATACCTTTATTTAGAATATATTCACCAATCATAGTATCATATACTTTACCATCATATTTAAATCCTGCCTCTAGCATCCACATTAAATCAAATTTTAAGTTATGACCTACTAATAATGTAGTTTGATCTAATCTTTCTTGAATATGTTTATAACAACCTTCACTAACTTTTTCAGAATGATATGTAAAATAATATTCATTACCAAACTTAGATTCTAAACCTACACTTACAAGTTTATTATCTGGGTGAAATGGTGATGGATCAAAACCATTATTTTTATTTTTCTGAAATGTAGTTTCAACATCAATTACTGTAATCATGCGTCATACCTACTTATTTCTCTATAAATTTTAACATCAATAATACCATGATAGCCATTTATTTTATTCTTAGTAATACATAAAGATCTATCCATGTTTTCTTCTCCATCCATTTCTGATCTTTTACCTACACCAATAATTAAATCTGCTTCAGCTGCTTTACCAGTCTTAGAGTTTTCCATCATATTAAAATCCATATGTCTTTTATTGTGAGCATCTGCTGATGCTTGCGATATAGCAATTACTGCACAATTTCTACGCTTTGCAATCTCTCTTGCACTTGTGTAGATTGCTCTAAGTTTTTCATCTGTTCTAGCAAATGTACCATCAATATTTACTTTATCAAGCTGATCAATAACTATAATATCTGGTTTATGTTTTTCGCAATGTGAATCTATATCACTCATTGTCCAATCAACTGTATCAAATAATTTAATATTATCTTTTACATCATTCCATTTATTATTTGCTATCTCAATATCATCTATGATTTGTTCTTTAGTCATACCTGTATTGCAAGATATTGCCCTCATCTGAGTTCTAACTGCAGGCTCTTCGTTTATAAATGCATGAACCTTTGCACCTTGTTCAGCAAAACCTTCTGGTGATGCAACTAAACTAACCCAAAATGCAGTCTTACCTGTTTCTGGTCTAGCAAATACAATCATTAGATTGCCACCACCCATACCACCTATGCTCTCTCTCAATGGTTCTATACCAAATTTCCATCTACTATTATCTACTAACTGATTCATCACTTCGCCAATGTTATCAGATACAGACTCAATATCTCCATCTATAGAACCTTGTTTATGTTTTTCAATAATTGAAATTATGCTATTGAAATCTGCAGGTTTGCCATTAAATATCTCAGTAGCCTCTACTGCTATCTTCTGTGCAGTTTCTCGTTCTACTAGAACTTTCATTAAGTCTTTTGCTATCTCATCTGATGGCTCATTAATCTCTTTTAAGTCTTCAATTAATTCACTAAACTTTATCTTAGCTGCCCTAGTTAATGCAGGATTGTACATTGTAGTATGCAATCCATATAACTCATCTAATTTTATAGATGCCTCATAATCTGTATGTGCTCGTTTAATTGTATCAAAGAGAGAACCTAGATCTCCTTCAAATACATTGCTAGATATAGCACCTTTGTACTGATCGTAAAAAGATTTATCTAACATCTTTTTTAGTATCTGCTTTTCCATTGTATCACCTTTCATTTGCTTTGTGTTTTAAATTTTTTATTGTAGCAAGTAAATTATTATTTTGTTTTTCTAATTCCTTTATCATATTTGCTAGCTTAAGTCTAGCCTTCTCTGCATTTTGCAAATCAGCAGATACGCCTTGAAGTAAAGTTTTTAATCTTACTATCTCAGCTTCTAATTTATTTTCTCTTACATATTTACCTGCGTCAAATGGTATATGATCATCTGGGTGTGGTCTATCTGGCATAAAATATATCTCTTATTTGTTCTGTGTTAAAATATTTTAAATCATCTTCTAATGGTTTTACAATTACATTTTGTAATCCCCATGCTCTTAACTCTTTTGCTATTGAATAAGACTTAGATGTTGCATCTCTGTCAAGTGCTACCCATAAAGTTTTATATGGGTGTAAATGTGCAAAGTGTGTATCTGCAATTGATGTACCCATAATTGCAATACCTGTTACAACATTTGATACAGCACATGCTGAAGCACAATCTTCTACAATAACTGCATCACTACATTGTCCACATTTAAATGGTACATGTTTATTACCATACATAAACCATTTAGGAAATGTATCTTTGTTTAATGCACGACCTACTGCACCTGCGTATTTACCAGAGTATTCATTCTTAACTAAGAATACTACACGATCTTGTCTTACATCATATTTAATATCGGCTCTGTTCCATGACCAAGCCTCCCAACAATTATTGTTATGTAAATATCTCATTGCTCTTTCAGATGAGAATACAGATTTAAAACTTTCTGGTATTTCAAAATCTCCAAACTGTTCTCCCTTTTCTTCTCTCTGTTTATCAAATGTTTTAATTACATAGTCCATCTTTTTTTCACCCTCGTGTTTTCCTTTAGCTTTACATGATGAATGAAAACAATACCACTTAATACCATTCTCAGTTGTATCAATTAACATAGTATTTTTATTGTGGCAAAAAGGACAATCAGTTCTTTCTTTGTATTCCTGTTTTAAATTTAAATTTTTAATAACTTCTAATTGCTGTTTGTAGTTCAAAGCACAACCCTCTCTGGTAATTCCTCGTATGTAATTACATACCTATCTTTAGATACAAATTCATTAGCCTCAATTTTCATTAAATTGTGGTTAAGATATTCTGCTATTTTATTTTCTAGTTCTGGGATTGTTGGTTCTTTCTCGAATGGTATTATCGCTGTTGCTTCTATTCCTAGTCCTGCTAATCTTATTTTGAATTTTTTCATTGTTATTTCCCTTATCATAGTTTTCCTCGTTTGTCAAGTTAGATTTTAATTTTTTATAATAGTTGGGGTGGCGAAATACAAATGTCATTTATTAAACTCCTCGACTATACTTTCATCCCATAAGTCAACTGTAAAAGATTTATCTTTAATCTTAAAAGAAAACTGACTACCTTTACCACCAAGATACATACCTTTTTCTGTCACCTCGCCACCTAGTTGTTCAACTACACATTCAAATTTAAGTGATAATGTAAATGCATCACTCATTAATGTTCCTCATAACTTACATTCTTAGTTCTACGATCCCAACACTTTCTACAACTACCACATTTATTATCTTGGTATTGTGATGGGCACGCATGACCAATAGCTTTTTTATCTTTGTGTACACTTGATGTCCACTTCCAAAACTTAGGAGGCTTGCCATCAACTTTGGTTGCACTAACTCTAATGATTAGATTCTTAGGTACATCAGATTCTTTTATCTGTGCTACAATAGATGACTCTCTAGTTGCTATCCAATGTTTTATATGTGGAGTATTTTCACACACTTCAATAATTTTCATTAGATGTGCAACAGATTGCAAGTCACCAGAGTCAAACCAACGGTGAAAAAGCCTTGATTTATCTAGGTTTTTGTACTTCCTAGTCAATAACTCTGTCATGTAGTCTACCCACTCTGGCATTTCTAGTGCATGGTATCTAAACTCTTGTGCATCTTGCACAACTTTAAATACATAGCAACCTTTGTTAGCATAACATTTAGAACAAACTGTGCCATCTTGTTCAGCAAGTTTAGTTCCTGTTATACATCTCTTAGCAGAGATGCCCCACGAATACGCAGGCATCTTATCTGGATTAGATAGTGTACCTATCTTTGCTTCTATTTGTTTTACATTCATAGTATTATTACTCCTAATATAAATCCCACAATGAACCACACAATCTCTTGTCTGTGTAGCAAGTGCCAAGTATGGAATTTATCTATGTATTTTTTTAACATATTTTCTCCTTGTGATTATCTATGTATATTACAACATAAATTCTGGTATGTCAACTAATGTGTACTTTGCGAATCGTTTTTTCTCACCGATATAATAATTACGATATGCTTGTATGTAATTATCTTCTTTGTATTCTTCAGGCATACACAAAGGTGGTATGAGAAATGATTTGTATTTGAATTTATCTTTTACATTGTCTGTAAGTTTTAATAAGTTATTTAATATACGACCTGTGCTATGTACTTTGTTGTTGTATCTGTGTCTGTATTGATTGAGAAGATGACCAAGTAAATCTAATGACCAC